TGGCAAATAAGAAAATAAACCAATTAGTCCTAAAGACTACCATTCAGAGTACGGATTTATTCCCGTTGGGAGATGCTTCGACTGGACAATTGTTTAAGAAAACTATTGCTGAATTGCAAGCTGCAATCGGTGGCGCGGTAATTTCGGTAAACGGCTTAGTAGGTACGGTAGTTCTTGACACGGATGACATTCAAGAGCTTGCAACTCCGACCAATAAATACTTTACAGATGCAAGAGCAAGAGCTTCGATAAGTTTAACAACTACTGGAACTTCTGGAGCAAGTACTTACTCCAATTCTACGGGAGTTTTAAACGTTCCTACTTATACTTTGGCTGGACTTGGCGGTATTACTGCTACGTTCTTATCGGGTGCTAGTGGAATTGCTTATAACTCTACTACTGGAGTAATTACTTATACTGGTACGGTCTTTACAGATGCAAGTATTAGAGCATTAGTAAGCGCAGGCGCTGGACTTTCTTACAACTCTTCTACGGGAGTATTTACTAATACTGCGCCTGATCAAACGGTAGCTATTGCTGGAGGTACTGGTATATCAGTTACTGGAACTTATCCAAGTTTTACGGTAGCATTTACTGGAACTATTTATACAGATTCTAGCATTCGCGGATTATTTAGCGGAACTGCTCCAATAACTTATAATAGTTCTACTGGTGCAATAGGAATCACTCAAGCTACTACTTCTACTAACGGATATTTAAGCTCGACTGATTGGAATACATTTAACGGCAAACAATCAGCTTTAACAATTGGCAATTTAACTGAAGCAACAAGCTCGGTATTGACAATTACTGGCGGAACTGGAGCAGTAATAGGTTCAGGTACAAGCATCCAAGTTAAGCAAGCAAGTTCAACAGTAAGCGGATTCTTATCTTCGACCGATTGGTCTACCTTTAATAGCAAGCAAGGGACGATAACGCTTACTACTACTGGAACTTCAGGAGCTGCAACTTTTAGCGGAGGCACTTTAAATATTCCACAGTATCAAGCAGCTTTAACTAATCCAGTTACTGGCACTGGTACAAGTGGAAAACTTGTTAAATTTACTGGCACTTCTTCAATTGGAGATTCAATAGTAACAGAATCAGGTACAAATATTTCAATTGCTGGTAATTTAACTGTATCTCGTTCTAATACTAGTGGTAGAATTGATAACAATCCATTTTTAAGATTAGTAAATACTGGTACTTCTACATTAAGTCAAAGTGTTGATATTGTAATGAGATGGCAAGATGGCACTTATAATGGTACCGGTGGCATTTCAATGGTAAGAGAATCGGCTACTGCTAGATCAGGTAGTTTAATTTTGCAACCTATAAATTCTTCGGGAGATAATGTTTCTGCGATGACTCTTACTTCAGATGGTAAAATTGGAATTGGAATTACTTCGCCAGTAGGAGCAGCTTCAGACGATTTAGTAACTCAAATTTATAATTCAGTTGGAGGAGGTAGTGCTTCAAGAGCAATGATCAGATTGACAAATAGTTTTTCTGGTTCTACTTGGGGTAATGGAAGCTGGTTAAGTATTGATAGCGGATTAGATTTGTATGTAGCAAATTCAGAGGCTGCTAATATGTATCTTCAGACTTCTGGAACTACAAGAATGAGTATTAGTTCAGAAGGTACTGTTACATGTACGCATTCTGTTAGAGCTTTAGCATTTAGTGTAGTTCAAGATAGTAGTTTCAGAGGAGGTCTTTTTTCTTACAAAGCAATAAGTGGAGGAGGATCAGATTACGGAACAACAATATTTGCAGAAGGCGGAACTGGTAATGGGAATATATATTTTTGTCCAGGAGGTTCAGCAACTATTCAAGGCGTAATAACTACTGGTGGCAATTGGCTTTTGGGAACTACGACTAACAACGGAGAACGCTTATACGTTTCTGGTTCAATTCGAGCTACTGGTTCAATTACTGCAAACTCAGATGTTCGCCTAAAGAAAAACATAGAGCGCATCGAAAACGCTTTACAAAAAGTTAGTGAAATATCTGGCTATACTTATAATACTATCTACGATGAAGATCGCCACGCTGGAGTAATTGCTCAAGAGATAGACAAAGTTTTACCTGAGATTGTAAACAAAGGAAACGATGGTCTTATGGGTGTTGAATACGGAAATATATCAGCGCTATTAATTGAGGCGATTAAGGATTTGAAAGTACAAAACGATTCTTTACAAGCAAGATTATCAGCTTTAGAAAAATAGTATGGCTTTACAAAGCTCGGGACAAATGTCCTTTGCAGATGTGTACAATGAAATAACGGGGGAATCTTTACCGAATCCTCCGATTTCTATTACATTGGCTGAGCTTGGACAATTACAAAACGCTTCAGGGCAGACTATCCCATTAAACCAAAATTCGCCTTATAAGCCAGATGGCATTTTGCCTACGGTTTTCCCAGACGAATGGTACCGGTATTGCCAGACTTGCGGTCAGCCTAAGCCATTTCTTCAAATCACAAAGCAAGCTGCGACAAGCGCAAACGCAGGGGAGTTTTTCAATTACTTTTTAACGGTTACAAATAACGGAGAGACTTCTACTCAAGGTAATATCTTTATTTACGATACCATTCCCAATAATATAATCATAAGCTCCGTTACCGGTAGCAATATGACTTATACGGTAACAAATCAGAACGTAGTAATTACTTATACCGGAACGCTTGGAGTAGGTCAGTCTGCTTCGTTTTACATAATTATTAAAACCTTTAATTCTGGAACGTACTACAACCAAGCTAGCGTTAATGGAGGAGGAGATTTAACTATACGTTATTCTAATACTACGGCTACAACAGTAGCGACTGCAACTTATACGGCTACGGTTACAGAGCGAAGAGATAGAACGCTTCAACGTAATGACTGCGGAGAGTTTGGCACCGGATCATTTGTGCAGGTTTGGAGTCCTTTTTTTACTACTACTATTACTAGCTTTATAAGCCAACAAGACGCAGAAATACAAGCTACTAATGAATCGGTAAGACTTGCCAATAATTGGCTAGATGCTAACGCTCAAAACGTAGCGAATATTGAAGGGACTTGTGGTTTCCAATATCCAACTGGCGAGTTAATTTTATCTGGACAATCTACTTCTTCAAGAGGTAGAAACTTTAACATGAGTGTTCGCGTAAGAGTAAATACGGCATACACAACTGGAACGGTTACTATAAATTTACCTTTGCCAAATGGCATTATTTATAAAGATGTATTTAACGTTCCTCCGGGATGGTTTATTAATAGAACTGATAATAATATAACCATGTTTAGGAATGCTTCATTTGAACCGGGTTACGATCAAGCAATTGGATTAATTTTAAGTTCTACTGCTACTGGTACTTATAATTTCAATGCGGTAATGTCTGGTGGTGGATTCCCAGCAAATATAAATTCTAATACCTTTACCCATACCGTAACACTTCCAGCGGTATATGACCTAAACGCATTTGCTGAAAATTTAGATTTCGATTACGGTGGTAATGGATTAGATTTGCCAATACCAGATGGAGACATTTATGCAGTTCCAACAGATAGGGCTTACTATACTGCGGTTTTAACTATTACTAACGGCGCAACTGCTACGGATTCAATAAACTTTTTGGCTTATTTGCCAGCTCACTATCCGCCAAATTTAATTAGATGTATTTTAGATACTAATTATTGGGAGTTTTCATTCAATTTTGCAGTTGGTGCTATCCAAATTTATGCTAAAGGTAGCGTTCCTATTGGTCAATATTACTTTAGGTTTTATATTGATATGGAAATAGATTACTACTTAGCTTCTGCTGATACTAATCCAAGTGGACTTAGAGTAAAAAATACTTTTGAATTAGTAAATTTTGTTCAATCAGCAGCGTTTTATTTTACACCAAACGGAACTTTTCAAATACAAAGATTTGCTTATATTAGATGGTCTAATAATTATGCAGTTCAAATGAATTATCAATTTCAAAGAATACCTAATAATCCTAATAATTTAAATTTAATAACTAGAAATTATAATACTAGCACAGATATTCAAACTAATTTTAACGGGTTATCAAATACAAGTTCTAACTTTTTAAGGTCATTTTATTATTTAGATCCTGCAAGAGGAAGCGGAGAGGTAATGGCAAGCTATGGAGGCAGTTTTTATTTGTATTATATAAATTCTGGATTCCCTAATTATCAAAATATTCAATATTTTACAATTGAAATTAAAACAGACCTATATCAAAATGGGCAAGAAATAGTTCAAAACTCTGGAAGAGGTGGTAGTTTTACTGCTACAATTGAAAGCTTAATTCCAAATCCAAAATTACTATTTGGACTTATGAGAATTGAAGTAAATGCTGATGGTACTTATGTTTTTGGAAACGTATAATTTAAAAGATTTTAATTTTGCTATTTATTAGAGAACCAAACAACTAACGTAATGAAATTAGATTTTAACTTTGATTTTTTAGGATTAGACGAGATTGCTTTTGAAGGTGGTAACGCTGGCAAAATGCTTTCGGGAGCATTAGCTGGAGCAAGCAAAGGCGATGCTTTAAAGTTCTGGGACTGGGCAAAGAAACTATTTAAAGGCGAGGTATTAGACTTGGACAAGTCAGACCAAGAAACCTTAAAAACATTTATTAAAGATTCGGAAAGCTTTACCGTATTGGCTAAAGCACAATTATTAGAAGTATTTATAAAAGACTAACATGCTAATATTTATCGTTCCAGTTAAGGGAGTAAGAGAGATTGCTGACAGAGTAGAAATTAAGGTAATTAACTACGCTTTAAATCAGCCTTATCAAATGTTGTATTTCTGCTTACAAAGTCAATTTAATCCACAAATTGAGGAAGGTAATTTAATTATTCCTGAGTCTGTTGTATCTGAATGGGGAGTGGACGATTCAATTATTGTAGACTGGGCGCTAGATACTCTTGGACTTACTGAGAGAGTAGCTGAATTAACTCCAGAAGAAGAAGCTCAAGTAGGTACTTTATAAGCTATGAACTTCGACTTTGAAAACGTAATTTTTCCGGCATTTGTATCTGCATTCTCTGCATTCTTTGGATGGCTAGTAGGTAAGAAAAAAGAAACGGTAGAAATACAAGGTAGTGAGATTACCAACGTACAAGAGGCAATTAAGATTTGGCGAGAGATGGCAGTAGATATGAAAGCGGAAGTAGCGGAGTTAAAAGATAAGATTGATTTACTAACAACCGAAGTGCATACGTTAAGAAGTGAAAACGTAGAGCTTCGTCAAAAACTAGAAGGTAAACCTAATGAAAATAAGCGCAGTCGGCCAAAAGGGAATAAGCCTGATCAAACGATTTGAGGGATTTAAAGCCAAGCCTTACATTTGTAGCGGAGGAGCTAAAACAATAGGATACGGTGCGACCTACTATCCTAACGGCTTAAGAGTTACACTAAGCGATAAAGCAATTACAGAAGCTCAAGCCTCCACGATGCTTATCAATATGCTAGGAAGTTATGAGAAATCGGTTGATTCGTTTTGCCGTGATGACATTAATCAAAACCAATTTGATGCGCTGGTATCATTCGCTTATAATGTGGGCGTCAATGCTTTAAAGAATAGCACACTTTTAAAGAAAGTAAACAAGAATCCTCAAGACGTTACAATTCGTAACGAGTTCCTTAAATGGAATAAGGCAGCAGGCAAGGTTTTAAAGGGATTGACAAATCGTAGAATGGCAGAAGCTGACTTATATGAATCTTGACCAGTATACTAATGTAATTAAGGCGGTAACAATGTTACTGCTTTTGTTTTTTGTGGCCTATGTTTACAACGATTGGACAAAAAAACGGACGAATAATCAAGCTAAAACTACATTAATTCAGACCAATGAACTTAAAAAGCAAATTACCAAAATCGATTCTGTTATCTATCGTATTCCTTTCGTTTACACAGATAGCCAGCGGACAAATTTTCTACGGAACTACTCCAAATTTCGGTAAGACTATTAGCATTCCAGTAACGCTAATGGATACGATTATCCATGACTTGCAAGAGCGCAAGGTACTACTAAAGAAAGATTCGCTTTCAAAGGCTTATATCTCAATCCTAACGGACGAAAGTTATGCTAGGCAAGCAAAGATATGGGAGACAGAAAAATCTTTGCTTAAAAGCGAAAAGAAAAGAACGCGAAACGGCTGGCAAAGAAACTTCTTTATTTTGTCAACTATCTTACTTGGCTATTTATGTATAAGATAGAGATAGAACCGGTGGCTAAAACACAAAACGAAGAATTGAGTACGGTTAAAATGTTGGGTACTATGCTTGACATTCTTGAGACGGTAAACCAAATGGACGATAGTACATTCGTACTACGCATGAAGCTCGCAAATAATCTAGAGTTTCTTGTTGACCAATTAATGATAGAATATGAGCAACAACGCTAATAAGAGTACTGAACAAGTAAGTCTAGAGGCGCTAGAATTATATAAGACTGGGCAGTTTGAAAGTCAAGGTAAAATCGTTCGGCATTTGCTTGACCTTTATCCACATATTACAAAGGATGCACTTAGGATAGCTTTACTTCGTAGAGTACAAAGGCATAAGCGCTTAAACCATCATCCAGCTTTAGCTACTGAATGCGATGCGGTAGGTCTACCATTGGAGAACGTTTCTAATTACTGGTTTAAAGGTAAGCAGTATTCTATTCACGTTAAAGGCGAGAAAGGTAAAAGCTACGAAGAAATTCGCGATGAAATAGTTCAATCAATGAACGAGCATTCTCCGAAGTACGAAACGATAATCCGTAGCAATATTGTAGATGGCCATTTGTTGGTAGTAGATCCGGCAGACATTCATATCGGAAAGCTTGCAAGTTCATTTGAGACTGGCGAGGATTACAATTCGCAGATTGCAGTCCAACGAGTACTGGAAGGAGTTCGCGGAGTTATTCAAAAAGCCTCTGGCTTTAACATTGATAAGGTTCTATTTATCGGAGGCAATGACATTCTGCACATTGATACTCCTAAGCGCCAGACTACAAGCGGAACTCCGCAAGACACGGACGGCATGTGGTACGAAAGTTTTCTAATAGCGAAACAATTGTATGTAGAGGTATTGGAACTACTTATGCAGATTGCAGATGTACACTTTGTATTTAATCCTTCCAATCACGATTATACAAATGGCTTCTTTTTGGCAGATGTCATTCAGAGCTGGTTTAGAAATTCGCCAAACATTACATTCGATTGTTCAATAGCTCATCGTAAGTATTATATTTATGGAAGCAATTTAATAGGCACAACGCATGGCGATGGAGCAAAGCAGTCAGACTTAGGTTTGCTTATGGCTAGTGAATCAAAAAAAGATTGGGGAAATACAAATCATAGATATTTTTATACCCATCATGTTCATCATAAGACTTCAAAAGATTTAATTGGTTTGACGGTTGAGTCTTTAAGATCGCCAAGCGGTACAGATAGCTGGCACCACCGCAACGGATATGGTGTAGGAGGGGTAAAAGCGGTAGAAGGATTTATCCATCATAAAGATTTTGGGCAGGTCGCGCGTTTATCACATATTTTTAGTATATTAATAATATTAAATTTATTAATATGGTAGGAATCTATAAAATAACTTCTCCTAGTAATAGAATATATATTGGGCAAAGCTGCGATATTGAAAGACGATTTAAAAGTTATAAAAGGCTTTATGTTAAAAATCAAAAACAAACTAAGCTTCATAGATCGTTTATGAAGTACGGAGTTTTAAACCATAAATTTGAAGTTATTTTAGAATGCAATGAACTAGAATTAAATAAATTTGAAAGATTTTATCAAGAGTTTTATAATTGTTTAGAGCAGGGTTTAAATTGTAATTTAACAGCATCAAACGATAAAAGCGGTAAAGTTTGCAAAGAGACTTTACAAAGAATGAGTGAAGTACAAAAGGGAAATAAAAATTGGCTAGGTAAAAATCATACTGAAGAAAGTAAACTTAAAATGAGTTTGTCGGCCAAAGGCAGAAAACATAGTGATGAGGTTAATAAATCTAAAGGAAGAAAAGGAAGAGTTAGTAGTAGAAAAGGATTTTTTTCTGAATTACATCCAAGAAGTGTTTCTGTCAACCAATATGATTTAAATGGTAATTTTATAAAAGAATGGATTTGCCTAATGGATATTAGAAGAGAATTAAATTATCATATTGGAAATATAAGTAGTTGCCTAAAAGGTAGACTAAAAAGTTATAAAAAGTTTAAATGGGAATATAAAAAGTGTTAGATTTGTTTTTGTTTTCATAATTATTTATAGGTTTAGGTTTAGTAAAGAAAGCCATTGGATTTTATCTGGTGGCTTTTTTGTTGCCTTAAAAATAAATTAAAAATAATTTAAAAAAAGTTTTTTTATTACAATTAAGGTTGTATCTTTGACATATCAAACAAGGAAATAAACTTAAACAATAAAAAAATGACAACTTACAAGACTTATAAAACAACTTTTGGAAAATCAGAATGGACGGTAATTGTAGCAGCTGGAAAATTTAATTATGTTTCAGTTGGTAAAAAAACTCATGTTCGCGTTCCTTACGGCAAAGAATTTTCTTCAATCGAAAAAGCTATTGAAAATTACAAAGATGTTAATTTAAAATTATATTTAGAGTTAATCGGAATGGGATTAATTATTGAAAGATCAAGTTTCGAAGCATAATAAAATTACCGAGCCAGAGCGGATTCTCTGGCAATATTAAAACCTTATAAAATGAAAAACATTATCACACTTTTAATCGGAGATTTCAGCAAGGCTGACATTATCCAATTCGCAAAGCAAGTAGCTTTTCTAGTTTTAGCAATCGCCTTTTATTCTATCTTATCATGAAGACTATAAAAGCACAATTCAAAGACGATGCTGGGTACTATACAATGACATGGTCTTACAATCCTCAGCTTTGGGAAGTCAAAGACTTGATAAGCAACGAGACTAAGAAATCTAAATCTAAATTTGTCCAAATACTAAAATGAAAAACCTAATTAAAAGTCTGTCGGACTTTCAAAACGACTGCCCTATTATTCACAAGGATACCAAAGGCCACAACTACACATACGCAGATTTGCCTCAAATCTTTAGCGTAATAAATCCGCTACTTAAAAAACATAAGCTTTGCTTTACTCAGCTCCTTGAAAACGATGGCATAAGAACTATCCTTTTTCATGTAGAAAGCGGAGAGCAACTTGAAAGCTTCACGCAGATTCCAAAGGTAAAACTTGGAAGCATGAACGACTACCAAGCCTATGGTTCTGGAGTTACTTACTTCCGCAGATATGCTTTAAGTTCTATGCTTGGTTTGATTACTGACAAGGACATAGATGCAGCTGGCACACAAGTCAAAGCGCCAGAATTTACTCCAGAATTATTAGACTTGTGCCACAATGGAAAGGACTTAGAAAACCTTTATGCCAAGTATAAATCTCAATTAACAGATTCAGATATTAAATTATTCACAACTCGTAAACTACAACTAACAAAGTAATGGAAAAGCAAGAGAAAGTATTCGCAGATGGTTTTATTTTTAAGCGTTCGGACAATGCTCCGGACTGGGTGGTCGGTAATATGTCGGTCAAAGTAGAGGATGCTATCACATTTCTACAAGCAAACGCAAAGAACGGTTGGGTTAACTTAAAGATTAACTCCGCTAAATCGGGCAAGTTCTACATGGAGTTAGATACTTGGGAGAAGTCAAGCGCTCCAGTACGAGAAATCAATCCTATGAGCATGGCGATTGATAATGAAAGACACATGCAAGAAGTTCGTAATTCAAAATCAGACCTACCTTTCTAATGACTAGCCAAGAGATAGCAGAATTTGAGTTTATGCGTATCAGCTTACGCATGATTCTAAACGGTAGCAAAGAAGGATTCGAAGCTTACCAGCAAGTGGTGGCCAAGCATTTAGCCAAAGAAGTAGAGCTTGGTCGTATTAGCGAAGACCTTAGAGATTATCTAACTAAAAAGCAAATCGGAAATGAAGCCATCTAACTACATATTTACCTACCGGTCGCACTTAAATTATCGTACATTCTGGCAAAGGCATTACTGCGAAACACCAGAAGACATTGTAAGACTGCGAGAAAAGATAGGACGAGATCACGGCCAAGTAGAAGAGATAGAAGAGGAATTAAACGAAGAAGAAAATGAAGATTAAAAAATTAAATTTATATCAAGAGGTGGCTGACAACCTAAACAAAAAGGGAGTCATGCCATTCTCGGCCAGACAATGGTCAATGCCATTAGTGCAAAGCGTAGTCTATGGCAAAGTAAAAAACGAGGAGGTAATGGACGAGGTAAAATTAGTTATGGAATCTAAACAACTTAACAATGAGCTTTCAAGGTAAATCTAAAAGGCATTACGATGCCGCAGAGTTCATGGCTTTTATAGGAGTCATAGGAGCTGGAGTAAGCATACTTGTTTATTTAATATTTGTATTTTTATTTTTTAACAAATGAAAGATTTAACATTTAACGAGTGGCAAGAAAACTTGTCCAAGCAATTAGAAAAAGATTATAAAAAACTAAACTTAATAAGAAATGAGAAGCTTTATAAAATATCACGCAGAGAATCCGGAGGTTTACGAATCATTCAAGAAGTACGCGTTTCAACTAATAAATAGAGGCTACAAGCGTATCGGTGCCAAACAGATTTTTGAGGTCATTAGATGGCATTCAATGGTATCTGGGAATGACAAGTACAAACTGAACAACAATTTTACGGCAGACTACGCTCGTAAGTTTGAGAAAGATTTCCCGGATCATTTCGGAATATTTTCGAAAAGACTTTGTAAATCTGACAATTAGTTTTATATTTGGATGTAATTGCTCTCTCACATTATAGCAATCTAAGGACTTAAAATGCCTTCATTTAATGAACCAGAGGTGAGAGACTGGGGATTTACTTGGAGGC